TGCAGTATTGTATTTGAACACAAATGATGGATACACTGCATTTCGTGATGGTTCTAAAATTTCTAGTGTTGAGAATAGAATTGCAATATTCAGTGCTGATTTAGAACATACAGGTACAGGTTGTACAGATCAAAATTGTAGAGTTGTTATAAACTTTAATTATTATTAAATGCTCACTGAGACTTTACTTTTGCCATTTGTTAGTATATAATAAATGGTATGTTGCAAGGAAAGCCCCAATCTTGCAATATTATTGAAGGGGTGTTTTGTGAAGGTATATTATATGTCTAATGCTCTTAATTCGTTTGTAACTTATCTTGCTGATGGCAACACTCTTACGAGCCGCCAGGTTCGTTCGATGTTCAAGGTCGACAATGCTGCCGATCTCGCCTATCGTGCTCGCAATGAGGGTATCTCTGTATACACCAATCGCGTGACGAACAGCCGTGGTCAGAAGGTGTTTGCTTATCGCCTTGGCAATCCTTCGACTCAGTTCGAGAAGTATCTCGATCAGGGTCAGATTGCGCGTGCTCGCAAGACCCTCTACCGCGATGCAATCAGCGTCTCGATGACTGCCTAATTTTGGCGGAGCAAAACCGTTCTGGTTCTCGTGGGGGCATTCCATGCCCCCACAGTTTCATTTGGGGTTTGACATTGAATTCTTCTGGATATATAATAGCATGAGCAGGAGAAAATTATGACCAAAGTAATTATTGCAAAAACTAAAATTGACTGTGAGCATTTGCTTGGTCAGTTCTTGGATGAGTCTCACTTTGATAATGTAATCAATGAAGACACAGATTGCTATTTCCAAAACGAAGATGAAAGCAATATTGCATTCAAGTTTCGCAAAAACTATTTCAGTAAAGAACAACAAGATGCTGCATATGCAGGATTGCGTGAAGCAGCAACACAAACTCAGAATCGTGGACTTGCTGCTGGACCGAAAGGTGAAAAATGTGGTGGTCGCGAATGGGTAACTGAGTTTCAGTTGCGTGCGCTTGACTATCTCAAGAAGCAAGCAGAGAATTCTGTCATTCAAGTCAATGTGCAAGATGAAATTGATTTACTTCGTGCAAGATATGAAAACGAGAATACGTCAAGAGGTCTTGTTTGGTTGAGCGCAAAAGTCAAAGAAGATGAATTTGATTTTGAAACTTGGCTGAAGAAAGTTGTAACACTTCCAATCCAAGAAAGAAAACAAGAAGCACAAGGAGTTGAAGAGACTTATATCTCTGACACAACTTATGCCAATGTTGTATTCTCTGGCATTGCTGGTTGGTTTGATCGTTATCCTCGCATTCCATATGGTCGTGCAACAGCGTACACTCAGCACTCATACGATAAATTCAAACTTGCGTTTCCATTTTTACAAACATTGGATCGCGGTTTTGCAGAGTTATTGCCAACTCGTCATGCTGCGCAGCGTGAAGCAGCAGACAAAATCGATCCAGCGTTCCTGGTTCCAGAAACTGTGTTCACTACGATTACTGTGAACAAAACATTTAGAACAGCAGCACATCGTGATGCTGGTGATTTCTCAAATGGACTGAGCAATCTTCTTGTTCTGTCTAATAATGGAAACTTCACAGGTGGATATCTAATTCTACCTGAAGTTCGTATTGCTGTGAATGTGCGACCAGGTGACTTGTTATTAGTTAATAATCATGAGTACATTCACGGCAATACACCTATTGAAATGCAAGATGAAGTCGCAGAGCGCGTGAGTCTTGTTTGTTACTTGCGTGAGAAGATGCTCGAACTTGGGAGCAAAGAGTATGAAGATCATCGATTTAATTATGTTGAGTCACGTCGAAAGAACAAAGAACACAGACTTCAGCGACGTCTTTGGAACGGTATTTCCGAAGGAATGTGGGACGAACAAGAGTGGTATGACTACTTGGAAAAGAATGGTGGAAGAAAGATGGTCGAAAAGTATCATCCAAAAGCATATGAAAAAATTTCTACCCTAGAAGATCTGTTCTCCTAATGTGCGCAGTGATTGGTGCTTATCTAGAGAATCCTGGTTCTGAGGATCTGAATATCATTGCAAATGTTTTTCGCGAATCTAGTATTCGTGGATTGCATGCAACTGGTGTATCATGGGTTTATGGTAATAGAATCCATACGATGATTTCTGCAACTCCAGCAGGAAAGTTTATTGAGGCGCATCCACTAGAAAAGATGATCAATGAAGACGGCAATTTATATCTGATTGGTCACTGTCGCTATTCAACATCTGATCTCAACTACAACCAACCACTCTGGGATGAGACTCTTGCGATTGTTCACAATGGCGTTGTGAGCCAAGAGATGCCTGAGAAGTGGAAAGATCTTTACGGATATGATTGTAAGACTCGTAATGATTCCGAATTAATTCTTCATACACTCAAAGCAAAGAAGTCGCCTCTAGTAGAGTTTGCTGATGCGTCAATGGCAGTGATTGAACTTTATGCAGAAAAGAAATTGAGATTTTATCGTAATGGAAAGCGTCCGATTTACTTTACTTCGCTGCCAAATGGCGGTATAATTACCTCGACAAGCGATATTGCCACACGCGCAGGTTTGAGTGGCGCAGTTGAGATTGGTATGAACTCATATGTAACGACAGGCAAAAATCTCTTTCAAAAGGAATTCGTTCAAATTGATAATGCGAAGGATTTACAACATGTACGATAAAACAACATTTACATATGGTGCTGAGATTGAATGGGGTGATATTGATCGCCGCATGAGCATTCCTCCGACTCTCGGTAAATGGGAATATGCTGAGACTGATATTGTAAATCTTCGTCCACCATTTGAGTTTCGTGCATGTGACCCACTCGGCAAAGAACCGTATATGGGTGGCGAAGTCAACATGATGCCAACAAAGACATGGCAGGAACAAGTTGATCGTATAATGAAACTTTATGAGATGTTTTTGGAATATGGCAACCAGCCAACGGCTTCATGTGTCAATCATGGTCACATTCATGTCTTTGTTCCAGGATTGAAAGAAGATGTTGCTGGGCTCAAAAAACTTATTGGTTACATTCAAGACAATCAGGCAGATACTATTGAAGCCTGTTATCAATTTCATGAAACATCTGAAATGAAACAGTGTGATGGCGCAAAGATGTATTTGAAATTCGACGGTGGTCGCCCAATGCCAGAGTATATGTGCGACAATATCATCGAACTTGCTACTGACTTTGATCACTTCATTAAACTGCACGCTGCTGGCAAGGATGGTGTATCAATGGGTCGCCCATTCCGATACGCAATCAATACTTACTGCATGAAGCATACTGGTACGATTGAGTTCCGTTGCTTCCGTTCAACTACAAAGCGAGAAGAAATGGAATCTCAATTTAGATTCGTAGAAAACTTCATTGACGCAGCACTTAACGGCGGACCGTCAGTTAGAGAAATCCTTGCTGAAGGAAATTATAAATTCCCACCATTCAAATGGAATCTGGATGAATACTTCGGTTGGCATCAAACAAAGTATCCAAAAGAGCGTGGTGAGAAGAAACGCGAGTTCCATGACGCTGCGTGAAACAAGTCGCGATGAGTTTGTCGCGCACATAACTGAGAACAAAGCAGATGCCTTCGCCAAGACTTTTGTGGCGAAAGCAGATATGCAAGAACAGTGGCAATATTGTATCGGATATTGGGAAGGGGCGGCGGAGCAGGAACTGGCTGGCGCGATCATCACAACTCGCTCAAAGAAAACCCCATACAGATTCAATCTTCAGTTATTACATACTTTTGCTAAACATCGCCGTAAAGGTGTTGCAAGAATATTGACGCAAGACTCTCTCGATCGAGCGCAAGGTCTCGGCACCAGTTACTATCGTGTTTCAGCAGAGCCTGGAGCAGTGGCTTTCTATGAGTCTATGGGATTCAAATTCTTGGGAAAGCAAAAGAGCGGATGCTCTCTCAGTATGTTTAAGATAAATGGCAAGAATTTCGCGGATGGACTTTATGACCTCACCGACCCTGTAATACATGCAGCAGTATATAAGAAAGGGAAGGGTGGGTGCGTAGAAGTGTATTAAAATTGCTGTTTACTTTTGCTAACAGATAGTCTATACTATATCTGTTGCTACCAATAACGGTACAACATTAACCTAATATGGCATGATATTATTTGCCGAAGGAGTTTGATATGTTGATATCGAAGAAGTGTTATGTTTACGGTTTTCGTAATATTGAAAATGGGATGATGAACATTGGCTATAAGTCGCCAAAGACTGATAGACCAGATTATATTTCATCGATCAGTAATCCCCAGTTCTGGGAAGATTACTATAAAGGCAAAGTTGAAAAGTCCTTGCTGTTCGAAGGCAACGCTTTCCAAGATGATCTTGCTCAAACTATTGAGTGGTTCGGTCTTGACTATGGTATGTCTTGGAATAAGAATAAATTCTACAATAAGTCAAACAATGCCCATTGTGTTGACGAATCACTGCTCGCTGTTGAGCACAAACAACTAGTTGTTGATTGGATTGAAGGTCGTTCGAACGGTATTGTTCCTGCAGATCGATTCACTCAAGATAAAGCAACGGTGACGATGATTCATGATGCAATCAAATCTGGACATTATAAAGTTGTTCTTGAGTGTGTCAAAGTTGTTCACGGATATGAGCGTAATCAGATTCGTGTTGAACAAATTGATGTCAACCATGTTCGTAAGATTAAATCGCGATTTGATCAAAATCCGAAAGATGCTTGGGAGTGGTTGCTGAAAGATCCAGTTGTTGTCGTTGTCTCTCGTGTCAAAGG